TAGCACCACCACCAGAACCACCAGCATTACCGTTATTTACTGCATTTGCACTAGCCGTGTAAGCACCACCACCGCCACCACCTGCGGCTGTAATGTTAGAAAAAACAGAATCATTTCCGTTAGTTCCTCTATTTGGATAAGTAGCGGCAGTACCACCAGCACCAACAGTAACGGCAACATCATTTGAAGTTGAAATAATTGTAGTTGTACCAGTTAAATAGCCACCTGCGCCACCACCGCCACCGTTGTAAGAACCACCAGAGCCACCGCCGGCAATTACAAGATATTCAACATAAAAACCTGCTACCCAACTTACGTTTCCTGTACCAGCAGTAATTGTTGTGACTTTATTTGTGCCAACTAATGTAGTCGTAGCAGTTAAACCTGCGCCAATAATGATTGTATAAAATGATGGATAAGAAAGAATGACTACTCCTGAGCCACCTGTGCCACCAGCCGAATTAGTACCGCTATCATTATTGCGACCACCTCCACCACCACCACCGCCTGTGTTAGCCGTTCCTGCCGTACCAACTGCATTTAAGCCACCAGCACCACCACCGCCACTAGCAGTACCAGCAGTACTTGAGTTTGTGCCAGCACCGCCACCACCACCACCACCACCAGCACGAGTGACAGAAGTTCCTGTAATTGATGATGCTAGACCAGTACCACCATTGCCAGCCGTACCTACAACTGCGCCTACGCCAGGTGTGCTAGCACCACCACCACCACTACCAGGACTGCCAGCACCAGTGCCAGTACCACCAGCAAAACCTTGTCCAGTTGTTCCTGCTCCACCAGCATTTGCTGAGTAAGCACCACCACCAGACCCACCCGATAATCCTGTTTGAACACCAGCATTTAGTGAACCACCACCTCCGCCACCTATAGATATAAATGACGAGAAAGCAGAATCTGCTCCTGATGTGCCTCTATTTGCTTGATTAGCAGAACCAGCACCGCCAGCACCGACTGTGACATTGTATAAAGTGTTAGTTGTTAGAGCAATCGAACTGGTTAAGTAACCACCAGCACCACCTCCACCGCCGAGACCGCAACCGCCACCACCACCACCAGCGATTACTAAATACTGGAGAAAGGGTGCAAACTGATTTAAGCAATTAAATTTTTCACCAGTAAGAATGCTTGAATTACTAAGTTGTCTTACAGCCATTAGGAGATTTCGCTTCCAAAAAGACTAAAAGTCAAATCTGCTGTTGAAGCACGAACGGTCACCACATCTGTTGCGGCTAACGTAATTCCTACTGTTAAAAGTATGCCGTCATTTGGTGCAATCGTTGAATCATAGGCAATGTAGTGAGTGTTAGCCAAAGTAGCGGCAGCAGGTCGTATTGCGATGCGATAAGTTGCGCTTGCTGCTCCACGGTTAGCAATGGACAAAGTAGAAACTATCGCTTGCTTACCAGCACCAACAGTGTAAACATTTGTATCAGTTGTAGCGCTTGGTGCTGATTGTCCTAAGACCTTGTATGTATAAGCCATGTCAGGCTCCCATCGTTAAGAATGAATGTGGTGAATAGGCTTCTGCTTCTGATTTTAATATGAAATCATTAGTGCTAATAACTGATGCGGTGGCATCGGAGTCAATCCAAATGTCGCCATTCTGCGGTGAGGCTGGTGCAGTTGGTTGGTAAACAGCGCCAGCAACAGTAGACCAACCAGTGTCGTAATTAGTTGCGCTGTTCTTCTTTAGGAATTGACCAGTTGTACCGCCAATAGCTACGCCAGCACCTGCTGATCCAGTCGGACCAGTAGGACCAGTATCTCCCGTAGGCCCAGTTACCGTGCTAGCAGCTCCCGTAGGTCCCGTAGGTCCCGTAGCTCCCGTGGGACCTGTAGGTCCAGTTACCGTGCTAGCAGCTCCAGTTGGTCCAGTCGGACCAGTCGGACCAGTTACCGTGCTAGCAGCACCAGTTGGTCCAGTCGGACCAGTTACCGTGCTAGCAGCACCAGTTGGTCCAGTTGGTCCAGTTACCGTGCTAGCAGCTCCCGTAGGTCCTGTAGGTCCTGTAGGTCCTGTAGCACCTAAATTACCTTGTACTCCCTGCGCTCCTTGAGGTCCTACATTTCCTTGGGGTCCAGTTGGCCCAGTTACTGTGCTAGCAGCTCCAGTTGGCCCAGTTGGCCCAGTTACTGTGCTAGCAGCACCAGTAGCTCCCGTAGGTCCCGTAGCTCCCGTGGGACCTGTAGGTCCAGTTACCGTGCTAGCAGCTCCAGTTGGACCAGTAGGTCCAGCTGCACCTGTAGGGCCAGTTGATCCAGCTGCGCCAGTAGGTCCAGTAGGTCCAGTAGGTCCTTGTGCACCAATGTCACCATTACGAGCAAACGTAATAATAACATCTGTACCATTAGCAAAGGTAGTAACGGTTCCAGAAACATATGCTACTGGTACATCAAAATATGATGCGTAATGTACATGCGTTCCAATTATGCTGTAGTAAACATAGTTTCCTGGAGTTGCAGTCGCTGATACCTTAAAGGTACCCTTGATTGAAGACGTTGAGTCATCAATGGTATCTAAGTAACTTGATACATCTACACTATTAATATCTAAATGGTCAATTAAAAGTTTAGTAGCAGAAGTTAAATTTGCATTATTAAAGTTAAGATTAGTTGGACCAGGGTCAGTTGTCGTGGTTACAGTTAAGAAGTTATACTCAAACGAAGCGCCACCAAAAGAACCTCGAGGACCAGTAGGACCAGTAGCTCCCGTAGGGCCAGTTACTGTGCTAGCAGCTCCAGTTGGTCCAGTCGGACCAGTTACCGTGCTAGCAGCTCCAGTTGGTCCAGTTGGTCCAGTTGGCCCAGTTACCGTGCTAGCAGCACCAGTAGCTCCCGTAGGGCCAGTTACTGTGCTAGCAGCTCCAGTTGGACCAGTTGGACCAGTGGGACCTTGGATACCCTGAACACCTTGGGCTCCTTGAGGGCCCACAACGCCTTGCGGGCCAGTTGGCCCAGTTACTGTGCTAGCAGCTCCAGTAGCTCCCGTAGGGCCAATAGGTCCGGTAGATCCTTGAGGACCAACAGCGCTTCCTCCAATAACTACAACTTCTGTGTTTGTAGGGCTAACTACAACTACTTCATTAGGCATTTTAATATTCCGTTACTTGCCGGTTAGCAAATACCAGGCCTCTTACGTAAGTTTGGTTAAATGTGCCGGCAGCGTTGTAAACCTGAACATCCCAGAATGATTTAAGCGGTAACTTTTCAGTTTGGTCTGACGTTAAACTTAAAGTAACTATGCCAGTAGTTGCTGTAACAGTGGTTACGTTGAACTCTGCGGCAAGAAGCGGAGATTCCGGGTAAGTTCGGGCTTGAGCTTTAACCAAGTAACCCGTAAGATCAAGTGGGAAATCAAAGGTAGTGCTCCAAGTATCACCTTGGGTAAGAATTATGTCGTAAACGCCTACAGTGCTTGGTAGAGGTGTGCGGCCCTTAAGGTTGTTTTCCATGTACACGCGCTCTGGTTTAGTTGTTTCATCAATTTCTTGAGGTATGTATACAGGAACAAGTTTGTTAGTTGTGCGGGATACTCGACGTAAAACGCCTATTTCTATACGCCATAAACCAATATTAAGTGCGGAACAAAGCTCACGATATTGTTCTTTACGCGCTTGAATAATTGCGGATAACTGCGCAAATCTTTGTGCGCGTGGGATCATAACGCCGTCTGGAGCGGTAATGTTAATATCAAACGCAGAATCTGTTGCTAGAGCCCACAGGGCTTCTACAGTAGCTAACAGAGCTACAGGGTACTCTTCTACGGGCTTTAAACTTGAAATGGTTACATTGCTACCATAAGCGTCTGTACGGTTGTCTGTGTGTTGTATAACAGCCGTGTTAACAAAAGTGGTTAAATCCGTAGTAGTAAAGTAACGGTAATGAGTTCCAGTTACTACAATTGGAGCCCCACTTTTTGGAGTTTGCGTAAATGTAACCGTGCCAGAAACTACGCCTGTGTTATTAACAGAAACGTTTACGGTGTTAGTTCCTGTAATGGAAGAGACCATAGCGGTTGTAGCAATTCCAGTACCCGTTATTGACATACCTACAACAATGCCAGTTGTAGCCGAAACGGTAAAACTTGAAGTTGCGCTTCCGCCGCCAGAGCCAGTCTTAGTTGTTGAGGCTAAATTAAAATGGATAATGCCAAGAGATTCTTCAACAGTAAAATTTGTGGGGTTAGCTTGAACTACGCCGTTAACAGTAACGCTAAGATAAGTAGCATCTACAGGCTTAACAGTAAGATAAAAATCTTTGGTGGCGCCGTCGCCAGTTAAATTGGTGGTAAACTGCGAAGCATTGTCTCCGAGCTCTAACCGAACTCTAGACAAGAGATCTGTAAGGACTGCCACGAACGCTCCTAAGTTAACTACACTCTTATAAATAATGCCCTATTAGTAGGGAAAATGTTGCCTAAAACAGAAATAGCGGACCGCAGTCCGCTACCTCCGACATCCGCTTAGATAACTCCAGCGAGATAACCTTTTTCTTCAAGGTGACGAGCCAAGTCGCGAGCAACTTGGTACTTTTGACCAGCCTTAAATGAGAAATAGTTACCTGCACCAAAGGTCATGTGCTCAATATCTTCAACTACGCGAATAGTAACGGTATCGCCACCACGCGCTAAAATAGTTGGTTCATCAACGATAACTGTTGCCTGGTTAGGCTTAGTGGCATCAATAACTTCAGTCTCAAGATTAATTGCTTTCTGAGCTGTTGCCATTGCCATTTCTTGGGCTCGTTCCACCATAGCTTCTTCATTTTCATGTATAAGTTTTTCGCGGATACGCCCTGTGGCGTCGGTAGGCTTTGCCTTAGCTGTTGCCATGATTGTTTTCTCCAATGTTAGTGTCTGTTAAAAGGGGTGAGAGGGGCCCGAAGGCCCCTCTCGGGGGGTCTTACTAGTTGGTTTCTGCGATGATGATCGCTTGGTCAGTGATTAGACCAAGACCGAAGATCGAGTACCATGCCAAAGCATGCTCACGACCGAAGTCTAGGATACCACCGTCGCGAAGTTCAACCGGAAGGCTGATCGCGTGACCGAATGCGTTGTCACCAATGAAGATTGCTGAGTAGCGATCTGCAGAGCCGTTACCTGTGAAAGTAGCAGGTGTTGTGTAGCCACCACCAGCAGCAACAGTTGGGTTAGCAACTGCTGTATCAGCTGTGTAGGAAGTTCCAGCGCCACCAGCAACCTTAAGAACCTGTGTGGTCTCAATAAATACGGTGTCGTATAGACGTCCAATTTCACCAAGCATAAAGTTACCAGGAGCGGCATACTTTGTTACTTCGATGAATTCTGGATTGTCGCGAAGCTTACGGCTTTGGTGTGGGTGAACGAAAGCAACGTATGTTTCGCCCAACCGTGGGATGTTCTTGGTTGAAAGGGTTTCAACTGCATCTTTAACCGTCTTGGTTGAAAGATTGAAGTTACCAGTCATTGTTGCGCGGCTGGTGCCCTTAGTTCCGTCTGCGTAGAAGTTGTTCACAGCAGATAGGTTAGAACGATCTTCACCGTAGATTACAGATGTGGCACCGTAAAGGGTGTCGCGAGAAATCTGATCTAGGTAGATAGCCATGTTGCGACCTAGAAGACGTGAGGCAGAAGCCATAACATCATCGAAGGAAGCATTTAGCAATAATTCAGAAACAGCAAGTGCGTAACCATGTTCGGAAACAGTGATTGAGAACTGCTGTGCTGTTAATGCATTTGTAGACATACGTACGCCTTCAACCAATGGCTGTGCAAAGCCAAGGTTGTTGTAACGCATGAAGTTGATTTGAAGACCTGGTGCAACACCAAGTTCAGTTTTCTTTACTGCGAACTGCTCGAAGCGAAGAATCGGCATAGCCTGGAAAAGGATTTCCTTTGACCAGATTTGCTGAATCGCTTGAGTTAGCTGCGAGTTTGTGCCTGAATAGGCGGTTGGGGACGCGGCGAGATTGCCGGTACCTGTTAGTGCGCTAGCCACTTGTGACTCCTTATGAGTTTTGTTTTTGGGTGTTTAGGGGAGGTTAACCGAACAAGCCCTTTGTCCGCCCTTGAGCACTTGGGCTCAAAAGCTGACTTCTGTATTTAGCGTAATCATTCAACGACATAGCTGATATATCATCAGCTGTAAACTGCTTTGAGCCCGTCTCGATATCCAAAGGTCCAGCAGCAGGGGTTGTAACTCGTGTTCCTGTCATATCCCGTCGTGCAGCTTGCATTGCTTGCTGCGCCGAATCTAGGATGCGGGAAGAACGATCTTTCAATCCCTGAATGCTTTCTTCAATTTCGTCTTGCGTACTACCGCTAACCAAGTCCACAAGTTCAGGGATAATGCTATCCCGTTCTTGATCTAAACGAGTGTTGCGATAGTTCTGAATTTCCGTATACGTTTTTTCACGTTCCAGAAGAGCAAAGGCGCGTTCACGCTCCTGGCGCTCACGCTCCAACTGCTCCGACCATTCTTGTTCTTTGACCTTAAGTAGGTCGCGAACTTCAAGTTCAGCCTCAGCATCTTGCTTCTTTTGTGCGGCTACTGCCTCAGCTTCAACTTTCCTTGCGGAAAGTTCAGCGTCACGGTCCCGCTTGAGAGCGTCAAGTTCTTCTTTGAGCTTATCAATTTGAGGGTATAACTTGTCTTTTTCTTGGCTACGAACTCGTGCTAAGTCCTCTTCTGTATAGGACTTATAACTAACTTCGTTTGAAGTAGCAGCTGGTGCGTCAACGCCCATTTCTGCCGCTACTGGAGTAACATTTGCTTCAGCCGCAAAGGCTTCCACATCTGCGTTTACAGACGGATTCATATTATTTCCTTAGTTTTCTCTGGGTCGTTATCCAAATCGGGCTACTGCCCATACCACATCTGACCGAACAATTGTTTCTATATTCATTTTTGTACGAATAAACAATTTTGTCTTGTTAAAACATCATTGTTTAGTAGTTATTTGTCGGAACTCTTCTATTAGGTAGAGTCGTTCCATACGCTTTTGTGACTAGATCTATGCGAAGCTGTTGCTCTGCCTGTTGGCTTGCAATACCTGCATCGTCTAGAACTGGCATAGCCATAGGTGGGGCAGGTGCTCCTGCGCCCGCTCCTCCAGGAGCCCCAGAAGGACCCCCTACAGGTACAGGTTGACCGCCGAGACCGCCGGACAACATGCCTGTTAGGCTAGCAATTTCATTTTCAATCTGAGTTTGAACCAATTTAACGGCACCGTCAGCTTTGGCATCAGATATAAGTTCAGATCTAATTTCGTCAAGTTTTTCGTATGGGAACTCTTCACCAAGTTGGCGCAACGCACCCGCTTTTGATTCCAAACCAAGGGCAAGTTTTGATTGAATTTCGTTAAGCACAATCAATTTGTCTAGTGGCAATGGTGGTAAGAAATAAACGTAGTTTTGAATAGTTAATGGGTCATTAATATCCAGCATTTGAGCTTCGCCGCTAGTGAGTTCTCCGTCAATTGACGGGTTCCACATCAATGCTTCTGGCTCTTTTAGGGCAATGTTTAAAATAATAAGTTCGTTAATACGTTGCAGACCGCGACCATACTGCATAGTCTTTTGGTGCCACTTGTTCATTAAAGGTTGGAACTGAATAGAAAGCGCAACACCCGAAGTGTTAGAGATAGGCTGGGCCATACCTAAAGCAGTTTCTGGAACACCAGTCATTTCG